TGTTTAAGTATATTTAATGAAAATGATATACCTGTAATACCGAGACCAATATTAAAATTTCCATGGTATATATGTGATGATGTAAAAATAGAAAGTGAATCCGTGAAAATAAATAATACAATTCTAATTAATAATACTACTGTAAATAATTTCGAGGATGAAGAAGATGAATTAAAAGAACCAATGCATATTATTACAAGTATTAAAACATTAGAAGGTAATATACCTATTCCAATGATTTTTAGAAAAAACATAAAATATAATACAATGGATGATGTAGATAATGATAATGATAGTATAATATTGTATGATTATTTAACAGGTGAAGAGAATGAATCTAATGATTCAGAGAATGAAGAATTATTTTAATATTTGTATAATATAAAATGCCTACATTTACAATAATGGGTTCAGGAATAGGATATGTTGGTGGAAACTATAAAAATGATCAACCAGGTCAAGCTGCTAAAAAAGCAGGTAAAGCACTATTTAAGAAATTAACATTACGTAAATTTGCTAAATATAAGAATAAAACTAGTATAAAGTTTGTTCTTCGTATGCGTGATCGTCGTAGTGCAGGAAAAACATATGCTTATATGGTAACACGTGAAAAACTTCAAAAACCGATGATTATGAAAAAAGGTGATGTAGAATATGAAATTAAATATAATTACAAGATTGAAGCGTGTAATTTAACTTCAAATGAAGTTAAAACAATGACTGGTGGTGCTTTAGCGATGGTTGGTGGTAAATTAACATATACCGGTAAAGCAATGAAAGGTGGTAGTGCTGAAAAAGAAGAAGAATTTGAAGAAGCCCAAGACGTCGAAGAAGCCGAAGAATTTGAAGAAGTTAAAGAAGTTAAAGAAGCTGAAAAAGATAAAGAAGTTGAAGAAGCTGACGAGATAACAGGCGAAGAAGAAGTTGTAGGAGGAAAAGTAGGTGGTAAAGCTAAATCTTCAAAAGCATCTGTAAAGAATAAAACAACTAAAACAGGTAAAGATTCTAAAGCATTAAAGAAACCTAAAAAGTAAGCATAAAGATATTTAATTTTTAGGTGAAGGAATGTAGGTGTTCCATATATTTTTAATATCATTATTAATATTTTTATTAATTTTAATATCCTTAGGATATCTATTTTTTGTTTCGATCATTAAGTTTTTGCTTAATAATCGTATTTTATCAAAATTATGAACATCTTGATCAGACCATTCTATTTCTTTATGTTTTAATAAATATACAGTACCCCATAATATACCTAAACGTTTTTTGCGAATAGTAGATTTCCAATTATGTGAAAATAATTTATATATAATTGAAAAGCTGGGTGATTGCGTAAGTTTAAGAATGATATTCCAAATAAACCAAATACAATCAGCATCTTTGGAGTTATTATTTTCAATATAAATATTTTTACGTGTAATATATTCTATAGCTAATCTAATTTTATTGGCGAATCCAATAAATTCTTTACAATTTGTATCAATATTTTGTGTTTTTTCAAAATAATTAACAAAACACATAGCAATATTACAAGCAACATTGTAAGATTCTGAAGATCTTAACGGTAATATATTTTCAAAAACAGCAATATATTGTGGTGTTAAATTATATTGAAGATCATTAATAACTTGCGATCTTAAGCTTTTAATACCAATAATACTATTTTCTTTAATTAATTTACATAATGCACACATTTTGCTACATAATACCAATGTATCATCAATTTTAATTTCATTATTATTAATAATAGTGTAAGTAGAATTAACAATATCAAACCATCTTTTAGCGTGTTCAATTTCCATATTTAATCCAATATAGTTGCATATTTCAATAAAACTATTTTCTAATTCATCTAATTTTTCATCATTAGTATGTAATAAAAAACAAATATGTTCTAAAGCTTTTTGTATATTACTATTTAATATATAATTAGTTAGCATTTTACTATATAAAAAGTCTTTAATTCAATTAAATATTTACACATTTTCATTAAATTTAGTAGTAATTTCATCATATTGATATCTACTTAATATAACATTAGAATAATCGCCACCTCTAACATTTTCAATACCATATATATACATATAATTGATAACAGTTTTATTAAGTTTTTCAATATTGAAGAAGTGTTCAATGTAAAGTAATTGCATAGGTTTATAAATAGTAAGCCAATGAATATTTAATTGATTTTCAAAATGTTTAAAGAAAATAGATACAAAACTATTAGATAATCCTAAATAATATTTATCTTTTTGACACTTAATAATAAATAAAAGAGGCATAATGAATATTGATGTTTATCGTTCAATACTTTGTAAATTAAGTTATTTTAATAATAGACCAGATTCTATATTTATTTCAAATAATGAAACAGATTGTCAATGTTATATAGATTATAATAATTACGGTGTATTTATTACATTTCGTGGAACATCATCAATAGATGATTGGAAACATGATGCAGATACTAGAACCGAAAATCCTAAAGATAATATAAGAATACATAAAGGATTTTTTAATCAATATATGTCAGTAAAACCAAAGATTTATGAAACAATTAAACAACTAAATAAAAATATAAATGTAGAGAATCTGCATATATCTGGACATTCTTTAGGTGGTGCATTGGCATATGTATGTGCAGTAGATATACATTTAGCTACAAATAATCCTAATATTAGAGTATTAACAATAGGATCACCAAGGCCTGGTAATAAAGAATTTGCAGATTATTTTAATAAAAATATAAAAGAATCAGTAAGATATAAGAATAAAGATGATATAATAACAAAAATGCCATTAACAAGTAAGTTTAAACATGTTCATCCATCTATTTGTTTAAAAAATGGATTATTACAAGATGATAAAGTATATACAAAATTTTTAACAAGATTTTTACATACATTTGGTACTTGTGTAACAAATATTGGTAATTTAAGGGATAATCATTCAGTAGATTTGTATATTGATAATATTACTAAATTCAATACATAAAAATGATATAAGAAATAAAAAATATATAAAATATATATTTTTCTATATGTCATTTGATGAGAATATTAAAATTGTATTAGATGCTTATTTTTCTTCGGGGGGTAATATAACTGCATCTCATCAATTAGTTAGACATCAAATAGAAAGTTATAATGATTTTATTGATACAAAATTACGAAAGATAGTAGCAGGATATAATCCAATTGTAATTACAAATGATTTTAATGAAAAATTGAATGAATATAATCAAAAAATAAGTATATATGTAGAAGAACCTCATTTTACGAAGCCTATTTATAAAAAACAAGATGGAACACAAATAAATATGACACCACAGATGGCACGTTATGATAATTTAACATATTCGTGTGATTTATATGTTAATGTAAGAATTATAACAAATATTTATAAACAAAATGAAAATCATTTTGAAACAAAAACAAAGAAATTGAAAGATATTTATATTGGTAAGTTACCAGTAATGGTTGGTTCAAAAGCTTGTATATTGAGTATAATACCACAAGAAAATATAATATCTGAATGTCGATATGATATGGGTGGATATTTTATAGTAAATGGAAATGAAAAAGTTTTAATTAATCAAGATCGTATTAAAGAAAACTATGTTTTAATTTTCAAACCAGCAAATAATATAGATGTAATTCATACTGAAATAAGATCAATGAATGAACCTTTATATTTACCTACAAAAACGATTTCGTTATCAATGAGTAAAAAATCAAATCATATGGGTAGAGTTATTCGTATAAATACTTCATTTCTTAAAACAGAAATACCAGTATTTATAATGTTTAGAGCTTTAAATATATTGTCAGATTATGAAATTATACATCATATATTGTATGATATGAATAAAAAAGGAAATAAACATATTTTAGAAGAATTAAAAGCTTGTTGTGATGATGCAGTTGGTGTAAATACACGTGAAGATGCTTTAGAATATATTTTAAGAAATATAACAGGAAATATGAAGAATAATAAGACAATTGATAATGTAGAATCAGTTTTGGATACTGATTTATTGCCACATATTAGTGGAAAAAATAAGAAAGCATTATATTTAGGTCATATGATAAATAAAGCAATTTCGATATATTTGGGTTATGAAACGTATGATAATCGCGATAGTTATATTAATAAACGTATTGATACTCCTGGTATGTTAATGGCTAATTTGTTTCGTCAATGTTATGGTAAAATAACAAAAGAATTGAAAGTTATGATAGAAAAAGATATAAATCAATGGAGGAATGATAGTACATTTGTAGTTGATTTGATAAGTGATAAACAACATATTACAAAGTATTTTAAACAAGGATTATTGGATAGTTGGTTAAAATATGCATTAAGTACTGGTAATTGGGGTATTAAAACAATTGGAAGTTTTCAAAATATTAAACAAGGTGTATCTCAAGTATTAAATCGAATGTGTCATCATAGTACGTTATCACATTTGAGACGTATAAATACTGCAATGGAGAAGAATGGTAAATTAGTTCAACCAAGGAAATTAGATAATTCGCAATATGGTGTTATATGTCCTTGTGAAACTCCTGAAGGCGCTCCTGTTGGATTAGTAAAAAATATGGCAATTTCTACTAATATTTCAGTATATTATTGTAATATATTGATTAAGATTTTGTTAAAAGAAAAAGGTGTTGATGAATATACAGATAATATACAAGATCGCATTGGATTCTTGCAAAATATATTTAAACAATATAATGCATTAATAATAGTGAATGGTGAATTATTTGGTTATCATAAATATCCTGAAGTGTTGTATAATGATTTAAAATCTTTTAAACGCCAAGGATTGATAAATCCAGTTACTGCAATTTATTGGGATAGAATGAAGAATATCTTAAGTATTTCTACAGAAGGTGGTAGAATGTATAGACCATTATTTATAGTGGATAATAATGAATTAAGATTTCATAAGTTTTTAAAGAAATATGGTATTGAAGAATTAAGTAAATGGTGTTTTGAAGGATTTATAATGCCATCTGTAATGGGTAAAGATGAAAAAGAAGGATTTATTGAATATTTAGATATTGATGAAATGTCCCATTCAATGATAGCAATGTTACCTACTGATCTTAATAAAAAAATGGAAGGAATAAGTTTAATACCAAGATATACACATTGTGAAATTCATCCTTCATTAATGTTTGGTATTTTAGGAGCTAATATTCCATTTGCAAATCATAATCAAGCCCCACGTAATACTTATCAATGTATTTGGATTGAAGAAGAATTGTTAATGGATGATGGAACTTATAAGAAAATGAAAGATATTAAGATTGGTGATAAAGTTATAACTTTTGATTTAAAAGAAATGACTACATCACCCACTGTTGTAGTTAATCATAAGATATATGATAATATTAAACCAATTGTAAAAATTAAAACATTGTATGGTAATGAGACTATTGTATGTTCAGATGATCATAAGTTTATGACATTAGAAGGATGGAAATGTGCAACTGAATTTACTGAAGATACAAAAGTAGGAATATTATGTAATAATATTTATCATAAATTATTTTATGAAGATATTAAACCTTATGTTTTGGTAGATGAAGATATAATGGAAAACCGTTTAATAATGGCAAATGTTAATCCATCATTAATTACGAAACATATGAAAAAACTTAAAGAACTTAATTATATTCCTTTAATGAGTAATGATATTAGATTGCCAATTATATCTGGTATATTTGGATTTATATTGGCAGATGGTGCTATTAATGTATATGATAAAAAACACGGTGGAAGAACACCGCAAGTTCAAGCATCACTTGAATCATTGTATGATGCTGAACATTTAAACAATGATATAGTTAAATTAGGATTTAAAGCAAATCGTATTAATGAAGGATTTAGAACACATTCAACATCAAAATGTAATCATCATACATTTGATGTATGTTATAATGGTCCTTTTCCTACATTGTTAATAGTGTTAGGTATATCGTATGGTAAAACTACTGAAACTGTCCGGAAACCAATTCCAAAATGGATTATGAATGGTAGTATGGAAACTAAACGTCATTTCTTAGCAGGTTTTCAAGGTGGTGATGGATGTACTATTCGTATTTCATATAACAATGTTAAAACAAATGCGATTGGTTTTGATATTCCACAAACAGCTAACCAATCAATTCCAAATATGAAAGATGGATTATTAAAATTTATGTATCAATGTATTGATTTACTTAATGAATTTAATATTAATACTTATATTAAAAATATAGATTATCTTAACGATCGTAATAGAGTTCGAATTGCTTATAAGATAAGATCTAATAAAGATAATCTTGTTCGTTATTATAATACTATTGGTTATAAATATTCGATTCATAAAGCAATTGATAGTGGTATTTATATAGAATATATCAAAGCATCTAAAATAATTGAAAATTTAACTTTTAATGAGTTTAAACAAAATGTTATTATTAAAGGTGAAGCTTTATTTCAACCTGTTAAAGTAGAATCTCACAAATATGTGCAAATTGCAGATATTGAGGTTGAGAGTAGTAATCATTCATTTATAACAAAGGGAAATTACCTTACCCAGAACAGCGCCATGGGTAAGCAAGCTTTAGGGTTATATATGACAAATTTTAATACAAGATTGGATACATTGTCGAATGTATTGAATTATCCACAAAAATCGTTAATAGCAACAAAATTGAGTAAATATACTCATGCGGCGGAATTACCAGCTGGTATAAATGCGGTAGTGGCGATAATGACTTATAGTGGATTTAATCAAGAAGATGGTATAATAGTAAATCGTGATGCTTTAGATCGTGGATTATTTGTAAGTACTCATTATAAAACATTAAAAGAACAATGTAATAAGAATCATTCAACGGGCGAAGAAGAAATATTTTGTTGTCCTGATAAAACAGATATATCAAAACAATTTAATTATAATAAATTGAATAAAAATGGATTTGTTGATAAAAATACGTATGTAAAAGCAGGTGATATTATTGTTGGAAAACTAATGCCTAAAAAAATAAAAGGAAAGATACATAATATTGATACAAGTGTAGCAATTAAGCAGAATGAAGAAGGTATAGTAGATATGAATTATAATGAAATTAATAATGAAGGATATGCATTTTGTAAAATAAGGATTCGTAATCATAGAAAACCTGCTGTAGGTGATAAATTAGCTTCAAGTATTGCACAAAAAGCGAGTATTGGAATGATATATAATTCGGAAGATATGCCTTATACAAAAGAAGGAATTATTCCTGATTTAATAATGAATCCTCATGCTATACCATCACGAATGACAATTGCACAATTAATGGAATGTGTATTGGGTAAAGTTGGATGTATTGAAGGTAATACTCAAGATTGCACACCATATAATAATTTATCTGTTCAAGATATTTGTAATAAATTAGAATCATATGGAATGGAAAGACATAGTAATGAAATAATGTATGATGGTTATACAGGTAGGCAGATAAAGACAACAATATTTATAGGTCCAACTTATTATCAACGATTGAAACACGTAGTATGTGATAAGATACATTCAAGATCATCAAATGGTCCAATAGTATTTTTAACAAGACAACCAAGTGAAGGAAGATCACGAGCGGGTGGTTTAAGAGTAGGAGAGATGGAACGTGATGCGATATTATCACATGGTGCAAGTTTATTTTTAAAAGAAAAAATGTTGGATTGTTCAGATAATTCAAAACAATATGTATGTAAGGTATGTGGAATGATAATGGTATCAAATTCTGATAGAAAACTATATACTTGCAATTATTGTAAAAATGATATAGAACCTTCACAAGTAAGAATTCCATATGCATTTAAATTAATAATCCAAGAATTACAAGCAATGAGTATTGCATTGAGGATTTCAGTTTAATAACAATAGTAAATAAAATATAATCCAAGAATTACAAGCAATGAGTATTGCATTGAGGATTTCAGTTTAATAACAATAGTAAATAAAATATTTTGTAAGATATTAAATATTCTGTAGTATTCTTGATAGAAGTATTAAATATTTCTTTTGTTAATATTATATTACGAATATTTATATTGGTATGATTTTCACATATTTTGTATAATTCGTATATATAATAATTAAATGTATCATCAAAAGTAAAAAGTTTATCTTTTAAGAAAATAAAATATTTTTGTTGATTTAATAAATATTATCATAAATTGATTTTATATTTACCAAAGCATTTTAGAACCCTACATTATATAACATTATATTAAAAGTTCTACCGTACATTTTTGAAATCTCTTGATCTTCATTAATACAATGTCTATTTATTTTTAAAATTTCAGTAACAATTCTACAAAGTTCTTTCATTACTCTCGTAAAATTATTAATTGAGATAAATCTTGAGAAAAACTCTTCACTGTTATTACTAATCTTTTGAAAACTATTAGTAGTTGTAGAACTATCAAGAATATTGAAAATACTATTGTTAATAGCCATAAGTTCGTTATTTGAAATATTGAATATAAGTTCGGTTGATATATCAGTAATAGTAGAACAAATCTGTTCTTTTTGTTTTAATATTCTTATTTCATAGCAATTCTTTGTGACTGATTTTTCAAATTCTGCTTGTTTTATATTATTACGGAGTAGATTAATACGTGATTCTCTATTTAAATTTTCATATCTTCTTATTTTATCTCTTAATCGTTGAACTTCATCATTAATATGAAGAATATATTGAATAATTTTAATACCAATAGAAATCGTCTTATTGAAAGGTTTAAACAATTCTACTTTCTCACAAAAATTTTTGATATTGACAAATCTTCTCATATCATAGTCTGTAATAGCAGGATTTGCAATACAATTATTAATCATATTCTGTCTTTCACGAGAATTTCCATTTCTACGCAAATACTCAATGTAATGAGGATTGTGTAGGTTTTTAGTCAATACTTCCATTGTTTTCCAATTAAAAGATGTATTACATTGAGTGCAAAACATCACATCACAACCAGAAATCTTTGTGATACCGAAGTTACATTTAGGACAATATTTTGTATCTTTTTTGATAAGTTCTGCTGTTTTGATATTATCAGGATTACAAATATGTTCCGTATTGTTTTTATTATAAGCTTCAAGGCATTTAGAACAAGTAATATGATCACAAATACCACATAGGTTGCTTTGATATTTAAGCATACCATTGCAACTTGTATTAGAACAAGGTCTATTGTAAATAATTTTATTTTTCTTATTGTTATCTATAATTTTATTAAGAATTATTATTTTATTGTTTATTTCTTCTATTGAAATAATTTCTTCTTTACATTTTTCATCTTTGATAGTTTCTACGATTTCTAAAGCTTCTTTTTTAATCGTTTTTTTATATTTTGTTAATTGTTTTTTAATAGTTGCTTTTGAAATTCTATCTTTTTTAGGTTTTTCTTGTTCTTCTTTGTATGCTTTATCAATATCTTGTTGATTTTTATTAGTAATATTTTCTATAATTTCTATAGTTAATTCATCTTTAATTTTAATAATTTTTTCTCGAAGTTCATATTGTAAACTAATTAGTTTTATACGTTCTTTTTGTGCTTTTTCTTTTTTAATAATAAGTTCAACATCAGGTTGAGTATCTGGGAGTAATGAAAGTTGTTCTTGAATACTGTTTTTGTTCGTATGTTTTTTATATTGATTCTTAAAAAAGCTTGGTAGTAGTGCTTTGCTAATAAACTTATCATTCCAAGAAGTTTTGCAGTTCATACAACTAACTTCATTATTAGAAGAGTTAAGAATATAATATCGAATGCAGTTTCTACAAGCTTCAAAATCACAGTTAAAACATTGAACTTTGAATCTTTTTATTTTATTATAATTTTCAATACAGATAGGACAATTTTCTACAGACATAAATAATTTTAAGAAATTATGTTATCATTTTTATATATGTTTTTAAAAAATATTTTTTTATAAAGTTTGTATATTTATAAAGTTTATAATATTTTTTATAAGATTATATAATATTTATAAAGTTTATAATATTTTTTATAAGATTATATAATATTTATATAATTTATTATGACATAAATAATATTTATAAAGTTTATAATATTTTTTATAAGATTATATAATATTTATAAAGTTTATAATATTTTTTATAAGATTATATAATATTTATAAAGTTTGTTATGACATAAATAATATTTTTATAATTTATTATATTTTAATAAAATTGATTAAGATAAATATATAAAAATATATTAATTATAATTAATATGTGCTATCATTCTAAAAAGTTTGACGAAAATGAATTAATATTAAAGGAAGTTAATACTTCAGACCGATATGTATTATTTCCCATAAAATATAATGATTTATTTAAAATGTATAAGAAACAAGCATCTGTGTATTGGGTTGCAGATGAGATAAATTTTGCAGAAGATTTAAAGCATTTAGATAAATTATCTAAAGATGAGAAATATTTTGTAAATCATATATTAGCATTTTTTGCAGGAAGTGATGGAATAGTTATGGAAAATTTAGGAACACGATTTTTAGCAGATGTTAATATACCAGAAGCTAAATGTTTCTATTCATTTCAAATAGCTATAGAAGCCGTTCATTCTGAAACATATAGTTTATTAATTGATACTTATTGTAAAGATGATAAAGAAAAAAGTGATTTATTTAAAGCAATTGAAACATTTCCAGCTATAAAAGTTAAAGCTGATTGGGCTTTAAAGTGGATAGGTAATGAAGAATGTTCTTTTGCACAAAGATTAGTTGCATTTGCGATAATAGAAGGTGTATTTTTTTCAGCAAGTTTTTGTGCTATATTTTGGTTAAAAGAACGTGGATTATTGCCTGGATTAAGTTTTGCAAATCAATTGATAAGTCGTGATGAAAGTTTGCATACTGAATTTGCGTGTATGTTATATCAATATTTGGAAAATAAAGTTCCAGAGGAGTTAGTATATGAGATGTTTGATGAAGCCGTAGATATAGAAGATCAATTTATAAACGAAAGTATTAAATGTTCTATGATTGGTATGAATAGTAAATTAATGAAAGATTATATTTTATATATGGGTGATCGTGTCTTAGTAATGTTAGGATATAATAAAAGATATATGAAAGAAAATCCATTTCATTTTATGGAATATAGTGCTGTTGATGGTAAAACTAATTTCTTTGATGCAAAAGTTGCAGAATATCAAATTGGAAGTATTAATATTGAAAGTGGTAAAAGTGCAATTCCAGATAAAATTGAAGTTAGTGAAGATTTTTAGAATAAAAATGATAACAATAATTTAGATAATTTAAAATGCCATATAATATGCGTAAGAGAATTAAAAATAATTCAGATATTTCATCTTCTGATTCGGATAATTCAGATGATGAAGATTATGTTCCATATAGCGATGTTATATCTTTAAAAGAATTTAATAAAAATATTCAAGAATTTAATAAGAATTATCGTAAGAATTCTATAATTGCTAAAATAGGTTGGTTTATTAGAAACCAAATTATAATGACTTGTCATATTTTAATTGCTCTTTTTAGTAGTGATTATTTGTATGATATTATTAAACCAAAATGTTTTAATTTTTATACAATATTTGTGATATTCATTAGTATTATAAATATTTCACTTATTCAAATTTATATTAAAAAATATTATAAATCAATGTTAAAAAAATGATATCATAATTTTTTATATTAAAAAATGGTTAATTGCCTTTATTGTGGAAAAAAAGATGCTATTAGTAAATGTGTAAAATGTAAAAAAGCGTGGTTTTGTAATAAAGATTGTCAAAAGAAAGGATGGAAAGAACATAAAAATAATTGTAAAGAATTTTTATGGACAATTGAAGAAGAAAATAATTTTTATTCTGCAATTAATAATTTACAAGAAAGTTATAAATATAAATTTTCAATGGCTTTAAATTCTTATAATATGTCCCAATTTAAACTTAAACAGCTTTTTGATATGCAGGTAAATTACATATATTCAAATAATAAGAATAAAAAATATGAGGAAATGTTAAATGAATCTTTAATATATTTAAAGGATGCAGAATGTGATTGGAGAATATTACAAAGTCATGCTTCAAAAATGGCGAATTATTATAAAGATAATAAAGAAACAGAATGGAATATGGTATTAGATGCATTTTATGATCAAATGTGTGAAGAAACAACAAATATTAGAGTTTTAATATATTTAGGTTTAATACATAATTATTATTTTCAATATATTGAAACAATAAATAATAAAAAAATAAGTGATAATCATAAAAAATATTATTTAGCATATTATGATTTGATTAATCTATATAAATCAAAATTAAAAGAAAAAAAACATATTGAAAATATTGAAGAAAAATTAAAAAATATACGAGATTTAATAAAGCAATATAATGTTAAAAAAAGTTATAATGTTTAAATTAAATATTATAATAAAAGTGTATTTTATAATCTTAAAACTTATTTTATATTTTTATAGAATCTTAAACTTATTTTATATTCCTAAACTTATTTTATAATCTTAAAACATATTTTATATTTTTATAGAATCTTAAAACTTATTTTATATTTTTATAGAATCCTAAACTTATTTTATAATCTTAAAACTTATTTTATATTTTTATAGAATCCTAAACTTATTTTATAATCTTAAAACTTATTTTATATTTTTAT